GCCACTGTTGCCGATACAGTTAATGTGTATCGACCAGTTGCAGTCATGTTTGAAACAACCGGGCCAATCGATGCGCCTCTATCTATTTGTCGACCAATAGCTGTCATGCTAGAGGTTTGTGCGCTTGTTCCTGTTCCTAGATGAATTCTATGACCAGTTGAGGTCATTCCGCTTGTTTGTGCGGATGTTGCTGATCCACGATCAATTTGCACACCTACAGCAGTCATACTGCTTGTTTGTGCAATGGTCGCAACACCTCTGTCTATCTGCTTCGCTGAAGCAGTCATAGAAGAGGTTTGTGCGGATGTAGCTACACCAAAATGGTAAACGGGCTGTCCGTAATGGGACTTCCCGTAGGTATATTCGCCGTAGCCTACTGAGGCCATGTTATTAAGCTAATGTAATATCTAAATCGCCAGCATCAAATCTGAATACATCTCCGTTTGATACAACCTTTGATGATGTCAAACTTGCATAAGCAAGTAAGTTACCACTTGTAAGTGCATCCATAATGCCTACAGCTACAACTGTTCCATAGTCTGCGGTTGCAGTTGGATATTCTACAGCAGCAGCGTTAGTTGCTGTGGTTGGGGATGTACCTGATACGTTGAATGTAGCAGTTTGTCTTGCATAAGCTCCACCTGAAACTTCAGTACCGCCACCAGTATCAGTTGGTGCTACAGTATATAAAGCCACATAAAGTGTAGATGGTGCTGTGTAAGCTGTGCCACCGAAAACGTGATCTAATACTTTATCTTCTAAATAATCGCTAAATCCAGCCATTTATTTCTCCTAGTTATTATTCCAATAGTGTATGTTCTTACGAACTTTTCCGTAGGTTCTTCTTCTTTGCATCAAAGAACCCTTACCAAATTCAGCTTTCTCTTGCTCTAGTCGCATTTCTTCTAGGGCTTTTTCAAACTGAGCAGTAAACAATGGTACTCGTTCATCTTCCATTAGAAATATTGATGCGTGTTTTAATGCTCCGTACAAGTAAAGATCTGGGTTTCCCGTTGATACAAAATTACTTGTATTAGAATCAGAAAGTGCATCAATCTTTCCGTAGTAGGTTAATTGTAATGTATAACTTGCATCAGGGATAGGTGCAAGTTCTAAAGTGTTGTCAACGATTGCATAGTAAATAGGTTGACCAGTTTTGTTATTAATTGATTTTCTATATACATCAAGTGATTCAATAGACATTTGCATAAGCGGTCTAAAATCATTAGATGTTATTTCAATGTTGATGGCTTCTAACCAATCGGTAGGTAAAGATAAATATTGATTTTCAGCAGTAGCAGTTGCACGTTTTATCATGTCTGCAACTCTTAATCTTCGGTTAAGTTCAGCTTCAGTATTATCAATAAATATATCTATTTCAGATGTTAAATCTGATCTGTTTAGATAATTAGCTATGTTAGTTTTAAGCTCTGCGTATGTCATAGTTTACCTTGCCATGTTCTAAAGACTTTATTATCAGAATGATTTAACCACTTTCTCCATTGTTTCATGTCGTTAGCCCAGCCTTCTCTACAGGCTTTTTGATATACCACTAAGGGTACTTCTGCGACATGGCGTAAATCTTTGCCTGGCTTATTCTCTGCTAATGCTTTGCAATGCTCTATAACAGGCGCAACATCTTGGGTGGTGTGATAAATAACCTTATCATCTTCCGTAGCAAATTCATTGGTAAAACCAGTCTTGTGATCGATAATTGTTCGTCTTGCCATATTGTCTATAATTTTATCATTGACTTAGGCTTTTAGGGAAATAACTTGTAGATAAAAAAATGGGAGTCAATGCAAATGCACTAACTCCCATCCGTCCCAGATAATTAGGATGTGCTTAAGTCTGCAACAACACCATGAGCAGCTTCGTTGGACACTTCTAGTCCATACTCAACTACAATCATTTTTGTTTCTGCATCACCAATAGTAGCGATATCTACTGTTTGGAAATTTCTTAAGTAAGCAACTTTAGCAAATTCTGGATCTACTAAAAGAAGCGATCTTTCTCTTGATCTGTTTGATGGAACGATTTTGAGTTCACCAAAGTCAGATGAATAGATAGATACTGAAGCCTCTACAGTATTTTGATCCACAAATTGTCTAGCTTGTGATCTACCTGTGAAACCACTAATAACTTGTTTGTTATGTGGGCCACAAATAGCCAATGATGGTTCACCACCATTTGTGAAAGCTAACTCAAGTGTATCTTTGAGTAGAGTTTCAGTTAAAGCTCTTTGAGTTCCGTCAGTTGGAGCAGCACCGCTTCCTGTTGAAGCACCACCAGTTCCTCTTGAATCGTTTGAAGTGATCCAAGATTCAAAACCACCAGTTACACGAGCAGTTGTCGCATCACCAGTTGTTTTAGCTCCTTTTTGACATAGAGCTTCTTCCATATCTCTTTTAAGAGCTTTAGACATAATAGCAAGTTGATGAGCCATTTCTGACCTTTTACCTGCTGGATCTGAACTCTCTTGAGATCCTGTTACAGTTGCATCTCTTTTTGAGATCATACATACGTTGCTTGCTCTTACAGTAGCAGTTGAAGCTGCTCTTGAAAGTTCGAAGCCTTCTAATTCTCCACTTGAACTTGGTGTAGGTAGAGATTCTGTTTGCCAATCAAACACCACATTGTTCACATTTCGTGTACCGATTGAGGACATGAACGGAGTTTGCATAGGAGAGATGTTGTAAATGATATTACTTAAATCTTCTCTATCAGCAGTTGCGGTGTAAGTATCAAAAGCGTTAGTTACTTTTGCCATAATATTACTCCTTGTAAATTACTTTAATAATTGTTCAAAAACTTTAGCTGCATCTGAGGGTTTCCCAGTTTTAGCTAACCTTTGTTTTGCTTTCTTCACAGGAGCTACTGATCTTGGTCGGTTCGTAGTACCAGGTCTTGCAACCCTAGCCTTTGCTTTTTCCGTTGGTTTTTTCTTAGTTGCTTTAACAGTTTTGCTTTGCAACCAAGCATTTCTTAAACCAAGTAAGGCTCGGTAGTCATACACGGCATCCATCTCTTGAGGTGAGTAACCTAAGACGTTGATTCCATATTCTCGAATCGCTAGCTTATCCTTTGTTGCAACTTCAGGATCTTGCCATTCTGGTATAAGTTCAAGTAGCTTTTGCTGACCTTCTTGCACCATAAGTGCAATTTGCTCTTGCTGTTTTTGCGCCGCTTCTTGTTGAAGCCTTTGCTGTTCAGCTTGAGTGGCCTGCAACTTCTCTTTCTTCTCATCCCAGAGTTGCTTTTCTCGAACATAGCCAACGGGATCATCCTCGTATAACTTGTTCCAATCTGGCTCGCCTGCCAATTCGCCCTTTAGTTGGGCTTCCAATTTCGGTAACAACTGCGAATAAATCGCATCTCTTTGCGCTAACTCTTGTTGCTGTTGCTCAATGGTTTTCCGTTGTTGCGACAACTCTTGAGTTTTACGCGTGTAATCTTGCTGACGTGAATATCCGCTTTGGAGTTCCTCCAGCGTGACCTCTACCTCTTCTCCGTCTATTCTGACTTTGTAGGTGGGTTGCTCTTGTTCGTCCTCAACCTCAGTTTGTTCTTCGTCATCAATTTCATCATCAAAATCGGATTCTTCATCGTCAACCATCTCTTCTTCAAGTTCGGCTGCTTCTGGTAATTCATCCTCTTCAATGACTTCCTCTTCTACTTCTTTTGTGACTGCCTCTTCAACTTTTTCCTCTTCTTGAGGAGTTAAGAAACTTTCAAACGCTGAAGTAGCTAGTTCTCCTTCAGTTTGTAAAGCAGTCGGTTTTCCGTTATTGCTCATAAATACTCCTTATGTGTATTTATAAGTATTTTATATGAATTTATTTAAAAAAGAAAAGATTTTTAGCCTACGCTACGAATCTTATTGATATGTGTTTTGGTGAGTTTGCCTTTTTCTGCAATGATTCTGATATGTTTTTCTATCTCAGGTATTAATAAAATTGATCTATGTAAGTCCTCTCTGATATTCACATCTTTTATATCACGAGAGTTTAACCAAAAGTTAATGTATTCGTTTTTAAGGTTTTCTAAAACTTCCTTAAATACTTCTGAGTTTAATATTTGTTCGGCTTGTTCAGCCTTGACGACTTCTTCGTGTGTTGGCATTTATTTATGGTGTTGGGCCAAACCCAAATAGGGATGGCTGTACTCTTCCTCTTTGTATGGGTGAAACAATTTCTTCTATTTGTGGTAATTGAAATTGTGGTAAACCAGTTAAGCTAGTTGGTATTACAGGTGTTGTAACAGGTTGAGTTACAGGTATAACAGGTTGCTGTAATAAACTTGGAGCAGATGGCATGACTGGAGCTTGTGTTGGCTGTGGCTCAAGTAATGATACAGGCTCTAAAGGTTGTTGTGGTTCAAAGAAATCTTTTACTATAAATGGATCTCTTGGCTCATAAATAGGTGTATCTGTAGGCATATCAGGTAGGTCTAATTTATCAACATCTATTTTAGCCAACTCTTCAGGATCAACTCCCGATAATATTGCTTCTACATCTAAATCAAATTTTTTTGGAACAGCTACATCACCTGTGTAAAGTTCAGGTGCAAAAGTTGTATCAAAAACTAAATCTTCTACAGCTACATCTTGAGGTAAGGTTAAACTTTGTAAAAAAGGGAAAAATCCTTTTACTTCTTCTCTAGGCACAAATACTTGAGGTTGTGGTGTACCAACGGGTGCAAAAGGCATGGTTGGTTGAGAAGGTTGTACTGGTATTCCTTGAGTAGGTGCTACAGGCATTACAGGAACTTGTCCTGTTGACATCATGTCTAATTGTGCTTGAGTGTAACCCATTGGCATATCAGGAGAAAAACTTAGACCAGGTGCTACTACTTGTTCAAAAGGAATCCCACCAGCAATTTGCTGTGCATATTGTTGACCTGTAGCAACTGGCCCTGTGCCTGCTGTTACTTGTACTTGTCCGCCTGGTATTCCTATTGCCATATTAATTCGTTATTAGTTTATCTATTTTAGCATCAAGTTTGTCTATTTTGTCTATTAATCTTTGAAACTCAATTGTGTGTTCATTTCTTGTTAGATAATCTTTTGCTACTTCTTCTCTGGTTTTGTTAAGCAAAATGTCAACACGCTTAACTTCAGTTTCGTTTTTTCTTATGCCATAGACTAAAGGTGCTAAGACCAAAGTAACTATGATATTCCAAACGATGTAGCCTGAAATCTCCATATCAATAAAAGTCAGTAGCTCCAGATGTGAGGGCGTGGGCTATAATTTTCCACTTCTGCGATATCCAAATGTATAAATCGTCCATTACCTTTTTGATTAACTCCTATGCCTGTAAAACCATGTGCTATACCTTTATATAACACCTCTAATGCTTTTTGGTGACTAACAGCTATATCGACTGCTAGACCTAGTGCGTGTGTGCCTGGCTTGCTTTTCTTAGCTTCTATAGGATGTTCAGGACATCTATAACCAGATGATATAACTAGGGGAAATCCTAGGTCATCACGCAATACTTGTAGTTTATCAACTAATTTATGATTTATCTCGTTTTTACCACAATGTTTACACTTGAATTCATCAAGTTTAAAGTTTTTCCAACTCATTTCTTGTGGGACGAGCCGAAGTAAAAAGATATAACTGCGGTAGCTATACCTGTAATTGATCCAATAACCAGCATAACAATGTCATCGCTTGCATCGGGCTGTGGATAAAGTGTGACTAAACCAATGTAACCAAAGAAACCCACAAGACATAGAACACCTAAAAACTTTGGTGTCCAATCAGAACTAAACTTTTCTCTAGCATCTTGCACATCTTCGG